ACTATCTATAATAGCTTGAGGAACTAATGTCCCCATAAATTGCAAAGTATTATTATAGATATGTGATAAATTAAGATTTCCAATATCAGTGTAAGTATACTCCTCACATCTTTTTATTAAGTAATATTTATTATTTTTATAAACTATTTCATCTTTGATGCCATTTGGTAAACTTCTTAATGTATATGGAATTGTCTTTTTATCATGTTTATTTCTTTTAGTTATAATTGTTTTATTACCATCATTATGTAAATCTTTTATTATAGTAACTCTTAGATATTTTGCATTTTTAGGACTTCTAGCAACATAAAAAATATCTTTATCTCCTATTATTCTTTCATTTAATGGTGTAGGTATAAAAGTTTTATTTTCATCATACCAGCATATATTTCTACTACAACTATAAAAAGTATATTCTATATTTGATTCTACATCTATATAGTCAAGTGTGTATTTATGATTGTTAGTTTCAGAGACAAGTTCCTCGCCATTTGAATATTGTAAAATATAATTATCTTTAAAATTTCCATTTTTATTAAATAAATTAACCTCGTCATTCTCGAATGTTAAAAGTTCTATATTCTTATTTTGACCAACACTTTGTAATCCTTTAAAATATTCTATATTAGTGTTAGTGTAATCACCTTCTAGTATAGTCATATTTAAGCTTACTTCATGTCCTGCTATAGATGTATCATTGTTTATAATGCTCCTTAATACAATATTACAACTTGATAGGTCATTTAGTGTTGTAAAGCTATATTTGAACCTTCCTATTTTTCCTCCATTTATTGTACAATCTGTTGTAGGATTTCCGAATATAGATTTTTCTTCTCCAATACTATGTACATATATACCACTTGTTTCTGGCAAGGTATTCTTATAAATATTTACTATTACTGTATATAATGTATTCGGTTTATACATGGAATAATTGGTTGTGAAAAAATTATAATACATTATTCCATTTTCTGTTGTTGCATTTATTTTATTATCTGAAAAGGTTGTTTTCCATAAAGAAAAATCTGAGATATTATTACCCCACAAATTAACTAGTGTCTTCCCTTGTATATTGAGATTAGTTATATAACCTTTCTTACTGTTTTCTATAGTACACTCTCCTGTATCAGTGGTATATTTTATATTTTCAGCTTCAACTAAATTTTCTATATCTAAAATACTTTTTTTACTAGTTTCTGTGTCTGTAAATAATACATCTAAAGCTTGTTTTGAGTTTGAAATTTCTTCGTTTTTTATATTTGTGTAATTTATATCTTCCGCATTAGCGACGATTGTTAATCCTTCTATATCACTAACATTATGTTTATGTTCTTTGTTAGCTTTTTTACTAAGTTCTAAATTAATATTATCCCTTTCATTATTTAATTTATTAATATTTTTTACTACATCTTCATTTAACAACTAATCACCTTCTTTTTTATTTAGAGAGCTACAAGAGTAACTCTCTATTTTGAACATAAAAAAAAGAACTCTTAAAGTTCTATGATAATGGAATCTCTAGTGTTTCACACATTTTTCTAACCTCTTCCCTATATTTAATAGGTACTTGGTCAATTGTTTTTAAACCTCTTTCTATTAATCCTACATAAATTGCTGCCATACTACTTCCTCCTTCATTTAATTTTATATTTTTTAATGACATAGTAGATGTTTGTTGGCTACTTAATACCATTTCGCATATTTCAGCAGTTGCTAACATTAAATCTGTTATGTCATTATCTTGCGTTTCTTGACTTGTATTTAAATTATTTATTTTTTGTTTTTGTTTGAGTTTTTCAATTTTTTCTTCATTTATATTTAGCATTTAATCACCTCTTAAAGTGTTTCCTCATCTATACTGAATATCATAGATGGTCTTTTTATCGCTGTCCAATTATCACCTTTTTCAACTATAATTTTAGGTTCTACTTGTGTCATTCCTTTTTCTTCTAACTCATAAATTTCTTGATATCCTGTATCAACTTTTTTCATTTCTAATAAATTCATATCTTTATGCATACCTGTGTTATTTGTTTTAACTTGAACTTTTAGTTGATTTATAAGTTGATAAATTATATCTCCTACGTTTACATTATCTTCTAATGCTCTATCTAATGTTATTACAAGCTTACCATCTGCACTATTTGTTAAAGAATTTATGTTATACTTTTTATTCTTAATAAATAGATTAGCTCCTTCTGAAATATTTATAGAATTATTCTCTTTATTAATTGTTGCCCCTAAATACATATCATCTCCAAACAAAGTATTAGCTTTAAAGTATATATTATTTATACCAAGATTTAGTTTTTCTAATGGAATAGTGAACAGCACAAAATTATTGATAAATTCATTCTTTGAATGTATTAACTCATTGTTTAAATACATCTCAATCTTATCAATTTCATTATTTGAATCATTAACTTTTAATTTTATACCAGATATAGTTTTTTCAGCTAATTCTATAGATGGTTTTGCTGTAGGTGCTTGGTAAGTCATAAACAAAGTTTCATCCCTTCCAGCATCTAACCAAATCAAATCATTGTTAAATTCTTGTGGGATTTGAACCTTATTAAATATATATGGATTGTTAGAAGTCATGTTATAGCAATCTCTTATCTTCCCACATATCCAAAGCGATTTATCCAATTTTCTAAAAGATATATAATCTCCACCTATCTCTATATCTTCTACATCTACATCTAATTTAGTAAATGTTTTTATTATAGTATTTGCAGAAGCTTCTCCTAATCCAAAATTACCAAATCTATTTAATCCTTGCCCCCATACAGAATTATCATTTAATAATACTAATGTAAATTTATCATCACACATTACTTTCTTTACATTAGATATATTTACTCTTTGCAATCCACTTACCTCATTATTATGACCTAGCCCCAGATGGTAATCGGAATTTAATCCTGCTGAATATAGAGTGCCATCATTCTTTAGAAAATATGAGAATCCAACACCACACGAAGCTTGTCTTATATCTGCAAAATCTAATTTAGTAAAGCTTGTCAATGAAGTTATTGTTCTTGAGTTTAATAACTGTCCATATGTATTATCACCACATCCAAATAATTCTCCAGAAGTATTTACAATTAATGAATGAGTCTTTGACATCCAAAATTCTTTTATGTTATCTTGTAATTCTATTCTGTCATTATCTATATCATATTTTTCTTTATATACAGAGCCTAGAATGCTTCTATAATTTATATCACTTCGTGATGGTATTATATATTTGTTATTTATCAGATTAAAATTATTGTTTAATATATAATTATTCAAAGTGTCAAATCTATAAAGGTAATGTCCTTCTATTTTAGTAAACACATTTCTATTAGCATTATCACCTAAACCTAACTCTCCATAACCATTATAACCACATGACCATACACTTCCATCATTCTTAATTATAGATACATGAGAAGTCCCACATATTACATCTTTTACATTATCAATATCAACTTTTGTAAACACATTCCTATCACTAGTATCACCTAATCCTAATTGACCCTCAATATTATAACCACATGACCATACTGTATTATCACTTTTGATTATAAATACATGATTATTTCCACAAAATATATTTTTAACATTATCAATATCAACTTTTGTAAATACATTTTTGTTAACATTATCACCTAAACCTAATTGCCCGTATCTATTATAACCAGTTGACCATACTGTATTATCATTCTTAATTATAAATGTATGACTACCACCACATATTACATCTTTTACATTATCAATATTAACCTTAGTAAATACTCTTTTTTCTCCATTTTCCTCCAAGCCTAATTGACCATAGTTGTTATAACCAGTTGACCATACTGTATTATCATTCTTAATTATAAATGTATGATTACCACCACATATTACATCTTTTACATTATCAATATTAACCTTAGTAAATACATTTCTATCATTAGTATCACCTAAACCTAATTGTCCGCTGTTATTAGAACCACACACCCAAATAGTATTATCATATTTTATTATGAATGTGCAATTATATCCACATTCAACATCTTTAACATTGTCTATATTAACTTTAGTAAATACATTTCTATCATTAGTATCACCTAATCCTAACTGCCCATATCCATTATAACCAGTTGACCATACTGTATTATCATTTTTGATTATAAATGTGTAATGTGTACCACATGCGATATTTTTTACATTATCAATATTAACTTTTGTAAACACATATCTATTTGTAGTATCTCCCAAGCCTAAAGCTCCATGTGTATTAAGACCACATGACCATAATGCATTGTTATTTTTTAATATATAAGAGCCTCTTCCTGCTTTTATTTTATAATTGTTTGCATATTCTGGTAGGTTATTTTTTAGTTCTATATTGATCTTAGCAAATACATTTCTATCATTAGTATCACCTAAACCTAATTGTCCGCTGTTATTAAGACCACAAGACCAAATACTTCCGTCATTTTTCAATAGGAATGTAAAAGATCCACCACATATGACATCCTTAACATTATCTATATTGACTTTTGTAAACACATTTCTGTTATTATTATCACCTAAGCCTAAAGCCCCATATCCATTATAACCACATGACCATACACTTCCATCATTCTTAATTACAAAAGTATAAGTACTACCACATATAATCTTCTTTGCATTACTAATATTAAATTTTGCAAATGTAGTCTTATTAGTACTATCACCTAAACCTAACTGACCACTGGAATTAGAACCACATCCCCAGATTGTATTATCATTCTTAATTATGAATGTGTGATCATTTCCACATATAATCTCTTTCACATTATCAATATTAACTTTAGTAAAGACATTCCTATTAATAGTATCACCTAATCCTAATTGACCCTTACTATTATAACCACATGACCATATGCTTCCATCATTTTTTATTATAAATGTATGATGTACACCACATACAATATCTTTTACATTATCTATATCGACTTTTGTAAACACATTTCTGTTATTATTATCACCTAAGCCTAAAGCCCCATAATAATTATAACCAGCTACCAAAAGTGTACCATCATTTTTGATTATATATATACAATCGTTACATACAATCTTTTTCACATTATTAATGTCAAGCCTAGTAAAGGTGTTTCTATTCGCATTATCACCTAAGCCTAATTGTCCATTATTATTTTCACCTGTACCCCACACACTTCCATCATTTTCTGTTATAAATACATGGCTATTTCCAGATATTACGTCTTTTATATTGTCTATATTGACTTTAGTAAATATGCTTCTATCAGTATTATCTCCTAAGCCTAATTGACCATTACCATTATTACCACATGAATATAATGTTCCATCATTTTTAAAAATATATGTAGAATTTAAACTACATAGTACTTTATCATTTTTATTTATTAATAAATATTCACCATTATTTTTTAATAAATATGTATCTCCATTTATATTTACACTTTTACTAAATCCTACATAATCATTATTTTTATACTCTGTAAAAGTAGTAAAGTTAGTTATATTATTTATAAAATGTTGACATCCTATTTGTCCAACTTCATTAGTACCTGTAAATAATAATAATTTATTATCATCTTTTCTAATAAATGCATAGTTATAACCACATATAATTTCTTTAACATTATCTATATCAACCTTGGTAAATACATTTCTATTTGCAGTATCTCCTAATCCTAATTGTCCATATCTATTATAACCAGTTGCCCAAATAGTTTTATCTTTTTGTTGTATAAAAGTATAGTAATAACCACATACAACTTCTTTTACATTATCTATATTAACTTTTGTAAATACATTTCTACTAGTAGTATCACCCAATCCTAATTGCCCATAATTATTATAACCACATGACCATACACTTCCATCATTCTTAATTATAGATACATGAGAAGTCCCACATATTACATCTTTTACATTATCAATATTAACTTTTGTAAATACATTTCTACTAGTAGTATCTCCTAAACCTAATTGCCCATAATTATTTAAACCACACGACCAGATACTTCCATCATTTTTTATTATAAATGTATATTCAAGACCACAATATATACTTTTAACATTATCAATATCCACTTTTGTAAATACATTTCTATTAACATTATCATTCAATCCTAATTGTCCATAAGAATTTTTACCACAAGAATATAAGTTTCCATCATTTTTAAGTATAAATGTATGGTCACCACCGCATGCAATATTTTTTACATTATCAATGTCAATTTTAGTAAATGTATCTCTATTAATATTATCCCCTAAACCTAATTGCCCATAATCGTTTTTACCACATGTCCATATAGTATTATCATTTTTTTGTATAAATCCATGATAAATAAATGAATAGAAAAATTTTTTTACATTGTCTATATTAACTTTAGTAAATACATTTCTATCATTAGTATCACCTAATCCTAACTGCCCATATCCATTATAACCAGTTGCCCACATTGAACCATTTTTCAGAACGAATGTACTTAGATGCTGACATTTTATTTGTTCAAAATCATAATTATCAAAATCCTTGTCGAATTCATTAAAATATATATCTGTATCTAAATATCTTCCACGCTGTAGAGTTTTATTTTCTTTCATTAAATCATTCCTTTCTTATTTTATTTCATAAGAATATTTTTCAAGTTCTATAGTTTTTGTTCCAACTTCTGTGCTAGTGTTTGAAATAGTTTCTATAAAATTGTCATCTAACTCATGTATGTATTTGACTTTATAACAAGAAAAAGGAATGTCTATTTTATTAAAAATAACATTCCCATCACTACCAAATATTCTTTTTCTTTCTGTATCTAACCTCAATCCGTCGATTGATAAAATATTTTTTGAATCTGTTAAATTATCATACCACTGACCTACTTCATCTACTGCTCCAGATTCTAATTCTAGGTAAATTAATATATCTAAAACTTTATTAGATAAAGTATCATACTTAGATTTTAAAGAGTCTATTTGCTCTTTTACATTTCCACCAGTTTCAAGAGCTTTTACACTAGCGTCTAATTCATTCACTGCATCTGATATATTTTTAGACACTGTAGTTAACTCACTTGAACCTGTCTTATTTTGTATCAAATTTATTTTTTCTAAATTAGAGGCTATATTTGTTTTATTTTCATTTATTTTTACTATGTTATCATCAAATTTTGCATCAATTTTAACACTAGAATATGTACTATCTAGTGTTGTTATATTATCATTTATGGTAGCTTGTATAACTTCTTTATTTGTATTACCATTTACAACAGTTATTTTCACATCTAAATTACTTTCATTGAAAATTTCTATTGTATTAGAATCCACTACAGTATAAGAATTAGTCATACTTTTCTTAGTTGCTTCATCTAGTATAGCTACAAATATATTCTCTGTAACAAGGTTATGATTAACTGTAAGTTTAAAGTATTCTCCATCAGATATCCAATCAGATTCAACATAAGACTTACTAAATGCCACATTGGTTGCAGCAGAAGTCATCTCTGCTATTTTTTTATTAACTTTTTCAAAATCGTATGTTAATCTTTCTTTTAGAGTGTTTTTTACATTGCCATCGATTGTCTCTCTAGCTTGTATCAACTCTCCTCTAGCATCAAGACTCTCTAATTCCTCAAATCTATTCTCAAACTCAGTTATTTTATTGCTTACAGTAGTTGTCATATCTATCTTAGCAGTATTTACTTCTACTATTTTGTCATCTACTTCTTTTATTTTAGTATCTAATTTTAAAGTACTTGTATCAATACAATTTTCTACATCAGATATGGACTGATTTACTTCGTCAAGCTTATAATCTATTTGCTCTTGATTATCTGTAAGTTTATCTTCAAATGTCTTATCATACAAATCAAAAGTATTATTAGCTCTAGTATCTAAATCTTGGAACTTCTTATCCGTCTGAGCTTGGACATCAAGCATTTTATCATCAACTATATTATCTATTTCTTCAGACTTTGCATCTATCATTTCATCTAATTGGAGTTGGCAATCTGTAAGTTTATCATCAACTTGGATTTGCATATTTTGAATGGATTCTTCACGATTTTCCTCTTGATTTTGACGTGTTAATTCATTAAATTCTCTATCGTCTTCTTGTATATTTCTTAAATCTTCATTATAAATTCTAATCTGTTCTGCTTTATCCCTAACTTCTTCATTCCCTAGAATAGTTATTTCAAGTTGTTCAACTCTTTTAGTCAACTCTTTATTATTTTTTATGATTTCCTCAGCTTGAGATATTAAGACTAATAAGACTCCATACTCATCAGTCGAAGTAATGTCATCATCATTTATCATACCTTCTTCAACTCTATAATAAAGATTTGTTGTATTAATTAATGTGCCACCTTTTACAAGAGACAATTGAAATGTATTTATACCAACACTAGATAATGCCTGTCTACTAAGCTCTACTTCTACAACACCATTAACTGCATCTACAACTTCACATTCGCCATTGACTTTAAATCCATCACTTTTTGTAATGCTAACTAAAACTCTATCATAATTAGATAAATCTATTATTTCATCTTTATTTTTTAGTATTGCTTCGATATAAGCTGTTTTAACATCATTTTCATTGTAAATAAAATAGTCTAGTAATCTTTTATTTATTCTGTAATTACTAAAATCCACTTCTATGGTATGATTCTTTATTTCGTAATTTTTCAAAGTATCACATCCTATTGTTCTTTATTTTTATCTTGCTTTAACTCTTCTAACTCTTTTTTTATATTATTTATTTCTTCTTGATATTGCATGTTTAAAGCTTTATGTAATATAAGCTCACTATGCAAATTCTTTATTTCTTCTACCGCTATTGTATATGCATTTTGTATATTTACTTCCATTTTATTCTCCTCCTAATTTATTAACTTTCTCATATAATCCACTAACTATCATTTCTAATTCTTCTCTTTTTTGTATCTCTTCTTGAAGTGCAGTGGCTACAACTGTTGTATAGCCAGATGGACTAAACATTAATCCATTTTCTTCTCCAAAATCATATAGAAATGTTTTTCCAACATAGCTATCTTTAAAATCATTTGCAATAAAACCTATTTGACTATCTGCGAGGGTTCTATCTCTTTCAGCTATATAATCAAACGTTGCAGGTTTAAATTCATCTCTTATAAAATCCAAGAATGGAGTTGGAATTACACTTGAACGAGACCTTTTCTTAATGTCTTTTATATAAACTATATTCTCTTTAAACTTTTTATCAGATTCACTCAGAGTAGAACGAGCATATAAATGTCTCCATTTATAACGCTCACAACCTAAATCAGTTGAGGAACGCTCTGGATAAAATGAATATCCTACACCCAAACTATCTCCATTTGTAAATGTAAAAGTAGCTCCTCCACATCTTACAAAAGTGTCATCTCTTTCAACAATAAAGTGTTCTTCTCCATCAACATAAATCTCAGCAGTATCATATCCTACCCAAAAATAATTATTACTATCATATTTAAGTCTTATAGCAGATGCTTGACTAGAACCATCAGACTGTCTCGCATCTATTGCAAAGCCAGACCGACTACTCCCAAATAGTCTTATTATTGGTTCATGACCAGATGGAGTTGTTAATATGTCACATGCTATAGCTCCTTGGTTAACAGTTAAACCACTTCTACTTATCTCTACATAATTTGATATATCATTGAATCCAAATTCAATTTTGTCGGGTTTAATTCCTATGATTGAGCCACTACCATTTCTAGTGACCATCATTGTTATATCATCTTTAGTTAATTTAATTTCAGCAGCATTTGTTTTAGTTGCACCATCTACTCTAGCTACCTCTAGCTTGATTTCCTTTGCAGTAGTGTTTATTTGTGCAAATTCTTCTGAGATACTTCCTCCCATACCTGTTATATAAATTTTGTCTACTGTATTTTTAAGTTCATTTATTTTTAAATTATATTGAGCGGTTGCATTTATAGCTAAAATCCTATCATTGGGTGTGATTATATTATCTGAAATAACTGAATTGATTATAGAATTTAAATTAGTACTTGCTGAATCTAAAGCTGATTTTGAAGTGTTTATCAAAACTGTATCTACCCCTGAGCTTTTATCAATAAGCTTTTGTAATTCTATATATAAATTAGCTTTATCTGTATCTAGTAACTTAAGTTCAATATCTATCTTTTCTTTTTCTTCTGTTGTTACCTCATTATCATTAAAATAGTTTGACATATTTGAACTAAATGTACCTAAATCAGTATTTAGCTTTATTATTGCATTATTTATACTTTCTCTTAATTTAATATTTTCTTGTGAACCACCAAAATTTTTAGTAACTTCTTTTACTAATATATTTACATTTTCAGCTCTTTGGTCTATAAGAGACATATTTTCTTTCATATGAGATGCATCTTCTTGTACTTCTAAAACTGTTTGATGTATTCCATCTATGTCTTTTTCAACAACTACAAATCTTTCATTATGTTCTTCATCAGTTTCATATAATCCCCAAATCTGCTCCTCAGTATTTTTTCTTGAATTGCCATCGAATGATATATTGAAAATTGATGAATTAACTGGAACTTCAGTGTGCTTACCATTATCATTTACCACTACTAAAAATTGACTATTTCCTTCTGGTAGTCTAATATTGGACTCTTTGAGTGTCCCTGGATTATCAGCATCCCAGTATATATATTTTTTATTTGTTTCTTTATCTACTACTTGATAAAGAGTGTTGTTATAAGTAACAATTACTCCAGTTATTCTTATCCATGAATCAGCAGGTGAGTTATCTAATATCAAGACTTCATCAACTCCTTCTTTTTAATATATTTTTCAGGTAAATTAATTCTTTTCATTTTTTGTTGCATAAATAAATATCTTTTAGAAGATATTGTCCTCATAGCATGTTCGGCTTTAGTTAAGTAGTCAGCTATGACCCTCTTATCATCTTCTTTCATTTTTTTATTACTTAAAGTTAATTCTAAAGTATCTAATATTCCATTTTTAAAATTCTGTGTGAAAGAAGTAAAGTAGACCAATTCTTCTGTATTAGATTCTTTACTATGTAACACTATGATATCTCCTAAAGCTAAATCGCCTTTCCAATGTTGTCTAAAGTTAATATCTATTATTCTATTTAAGAAATTTACAACATCTATAGTCCATTCTCGTGTTGGAATACATTTTAAACTTAGTTGTCTTTTTCCTTCTTTAATTAAATCTTCTACTTTTAGAAATGAATCATTACTATAAGTGTCATAATATAAAAACTCATTTAACTCATCTAATAGAGTCTCATTGAATATTAAATATCCATTCTCATCCGTTGAAGTTTCTCTCTTGCAAAGAATATTTATATCTTTTATACTTTCATCTAACTTTGCTATTTCTTCTTCTAAATGTTTTATTTGAACATCTAATATGACCTTTTCATCTTCTAATTTACTTATTTCTGCTGCCAACTTAGCTGATTCCTTTTCATCTTTATGCTCTGGATTATCATAAGTTTTCTTTATATCTTTTTTAGCATTTATAGTCTCTATTACATGTAACCATTCGTTACTTTTACTATCACGTTCTCTCTGTTTCTTAAGTTTCGTATCTATTAACTCTCTCCAAATTGGCTCTCTTATTTCATTCATCTCTTGATATTTTTTAATAGCTCTATTAAGTTCTTCACTCATTTCTCCATTTTCTAAGAAATAAGAATAATTCTCAATATAATCATATCCTGTTACAGTAGCTCCAATTATGTCCATCTCTTCATTACCTTCAAGCTTAAGCCTAGTTACTATCTCATCACTATTTGTAGTCCTCTCAAGTGATTTTATGTAGTTATCATGGGATAAATATAATTGAATATTGTCTCCAAAATTATCTATATGATATAAATTAACTAAATTATCGTATGTATCAAAATCAGCAATAAATTCAAATTGTTCTTTTAACTCATTATTAAAATAATCAAGCCAATTAGAATTAATACTTTCTTGCCATCTTACTTTTTCTCTCTTATTTCCTTCTTCATCTGTTTCATAAGCTATTGAATCATCCACATGCCCAAGTTTCCAGCCTGTTTGTTCTTTTAAGTAATCATTTAAACTTATTATTCCTGCATCTTTATCTTCTGTAAATATCTGTAATCCGTAGTCTTCTATATTTACATCAATTTTACCTAGCTTAACTTCTTTCGATTTACCTGTAACTACTTTTAATTTATCATCTGTTGTAACTACATTTTTGATAACAAAATATTCTTTATTATTAACACAAATTAATCGTTCTTCTTTTATTTCTTCAAACAAAGGATTTATTACTTTAGAAAATTGGAAACGTTCTGTGATATATTTAGGAATTGTGAGCTGTATTTCATCTACTCCGCCAAGCTCACGCTTTATAGAGTTTAGAAAGTTAATTGGAATTTGACCTAAAAATAATTTATTCATTTTGTGGATGGTTAATGTGTAATCAGATTTTATCTGTTTGAGATTCACATTAAAATGCATATTTTATCACCTTCTTTACATTAAAAAAGCCCATCATTAATGATGGACTAAAATATTTATTATTCAGTTGTAATAGCTACTTCTTGTAGTATTTGATACTCATCACATTTACTTTCTAGCAACTTAAAATCACAACAAACCTTTGTAAAATGCTCTTTCTTTTCATTTACAACTTTATTATAAAGTTTTTCTGCATTTTTACATATTTTTTCACTATTACTTTTGATAAACTTAAATTGATTGATTAAAATATCTCTATATCTTTTCTCTTCTTCTTGTATATTGAAATCTATGAGTTCAGAATCATTTATAGGTATCATATTATTTAAATTAATTGCTCCATATTTTCCACCTTCTATTTTAATAAAATCAATAGAATTCTTCATATTCAAATGTTTAGGCTTTGGAGATGTCATAGGTGCAAAATATTTATATTTACCAATATGTAATACAATACCAATATAAGGTCTCTTAATTTTAGTACTTTTATGAAACATAATTTTATCTTCATATGATTGCAGGTACTCTATATAATTTTCATCAACCCTATAAATTCTTAAATCACTCATAATTTTTCCTTTCGTATATTAAAAAAGTAGCTCTAAGAGCTACTCTCTTTTACTTTTTAAATTGCTCACTATATGGTAGAGCATCACCGCTTTTTAATTTTTCCACT